TCTCGCATCAAAAACCTCTTAGTAGTTTAGCCTTCACCGATTTTGGTCGGTAGACAACTGCGGATTACGCCACAGCGAGCCACAAATTTAGCTTATCGCCCTTATCGATGATGAACGTGAAGGAACGGTCCTTACGAACGGTGCAAGTCTGCACATTACGCGTAAGATCGTCCGGAGTGCCGTATCTGGTAGTACCAGCACGGACATAGTCGTGCATCACAGAAATGGGGATACTATAGATTTTGATCGTTTTCTCCCCCGTCCAGTCGTACTTGTTATTCAGCGCGAGCTGGGCCTGAGAGTCCAAATACCAGCGTTCATCTCACATATGTTATCCTACCGGCTCTTTATCCGGTAGATCTCGCCCTTTCAGACGAGGTCAGAGCACATCTTCTTCTCACAGTAGTGAGAAGCCAGCCACTCGTGGAAGTCCAGTCTGTTCCCAGGTTCAACTTCTGCTCGTTACGGTGGTATGAGCTCTTTAGTTCTCATACTTACCTCGGTATTGGCATATCGAATTCGACTTAGCGTTCTACCGATTTTGGCCGGTTTCCTATCCTCGTCACCGAGGTAGGAGGCAATTTCTTACCACGCTGGAATATTTTGTAGCAAGGTTAATTCCACCAGGCATAATTAAATTTCTCCTTTATAGTTATGTCCTGCGGAATGCGACAGTCACGCGACTGTCAGGATATTAAATTTTACGAATTGAATCCTTTAAGGAACGGGTCCTCTGCTTCAATTCCCGTAGCGCCGCCTTTCGCGACGCCTCTGACAGGTGCGCGTTTGGCCGCCTCCGCATTTTGTTTTAGTGTTTTATTCTCCTTTTGGAGTCGGTCGTTGTCGGCTTTAGTCTGCTTCTGCAAGTACTTTGTATACGCAACAGTAAGCGTCTGCCCTTTTAAAGTTGCCTCTACAACCTCTTTCGGCAAAGTCTTCCCGCGCAACTCGGGATATGCTTCAAGAAGATCAGCAACTTCCGGAGAGAAATCCCTCTGACCCGCCTTAGACGGCGCCGGTTCTTCTTCCTGGGCCTCTTCAACTTCAACTGGCGCAGCTTTTCTATTTTTGGCAAAGCTGTCTTCAATCTCCCGGATCTTCCGAGAAACCGTATCCTTCGCAATAGTCGGATGAACTTTCTCGCTTGTCAGTCTTTCGATCTCGTTGTCTTCAAAACTTTGCTTCGCCGCAGCGAGCATAGCCTTTGCATTGTCATAGCCAAGAATCTTAGCCACGACTTCAGCCTCTTCCAGCTCAGCCGTCTTTTCATTCAGTTTCTTACGGAACTTTTCTGCTGCATATGCCTTTTGGTACAAGTCAGGCAGTTCTGATTGATCAATTTCAACGCTCTGAACCTTATGATTAATGTTCGCATCGAACTTGATCTTGCTTGGCTGCTCTACAGATTCTGGCTGCGTGGTAGGCGCTTCCTCTGTTTCAGCCTCAGATTCCCCGTTTTCTTCAGTTTCTGTACCCGTGGTGGGGGCCTCTTCTGATTCTTCCGTTCCGCTTTCCTCTGTTGCAAACACCTGCTCAAGCGTCGGCTCGTCAGCCTGATCACCAGCAGCCCATGCAAAGAAGTCTGTCGTCCCGTCCCAGCCGTCGGGCAGAATGGCATCCTCCTGAGTAGTCGTGGATTGAACCTGGTTTTCTTCGTTTTCCATAGACGAATAAATTTCCTTTCATGGTGAGAAAGATAGATTTATATCTACCCGCCGTGGTGAGGCGGAGATATAGTAAAATAAGAAACCCGACTATCACGGTTGCCCAGAGGGTGGACAGCGATGAATTCCAAATCTATGCGACGTTTTATCGTTGCTCGCCAACCACAGGCCCCTACGTCCTGTATCTAAAGTCCTCTCGTGGTCCGCATCGTTGAGAGGCGTGAGAGGCGCTAACTTCCCCACTTTATAGGCTGAGGAACACCTGTTAAAAATTCCCCTCATGGTGCGCATCGTTGAGAGGCGGGAAGGGATAATAAAGCTCCCGCTTTTAAGAGCAGTGGGGAATCACTGGTGGTTGCGGAGGTTGGCTCTGCCCCAACGTACTCCAGAGCATGAATCTGGCGAGATAAACTGGCTCCTCTACTCCGCGATATAAAAGAGACGAGTGCTGGTCGTCACACTCGTCCCTGAGAAGGAAGGATATATCAAACGGGGGAATTACTTCAGCCCGTGAGATAACTTTTAGGAATCTGCTGCTGCCGGTGCAGCTTCGTATTTAGTCCAAGTGGAAGTACCATCAAACACATACTTATCACCGGTATCGTCTTCAATGAATCTGGAACCGGCAAGAACGTTCGTTGGTTTAGTATCATCGGAATTACCACCAAGAACAATACGCAGACCGGCATAGCTGTCAGGCTCTTTTACCGGGCCAAGAATATCGAGTGTATACATTTATATTAAATCCTCCTACAATGAGCCCTTCTGAACCAACGCCTTCTGCGCTGATTTCGGGAGCTCCTGATATTTTGCCTGAATACTGGTAGGCATCTGGCCGATTATCTTCTCCGCCGAAAACGCCCCACCGAGTGCCGGGAATCCTGCGTTCTGTAAATCAGATCGCGGCGTCTGAGACATCTGTGGCTCAGGAGGCCCTTGTACCGGACCACCCTGCTGCTGTTGCTGCTGCATAGCCGCAGTCTGCTGCGCTACCTCTGCAGTGCGCTTCTTGATAGCCTCGATCAGATCCTGCTTCCTCGGAATCAGCTTATCCGGGATGCGTTCAAGATAATCGATAAGCTCTAACGTACCATCACGACGCAGGTTATCCAGAGTCTGGACCATTGCGATTTCAGAGTAATACGTAGTAGCACCGACATCAACACGGATGTTGAACCACAAACGCTTGAGCTGGGTGAAATCCCATTCCTCAACCACGCGCTTGGTTACTGTCTGCGTCATCATCTGGCCGGTCATCGGATCGATCATCGGCGTATTACCACCGTCCATCGAAAGATCTTCGAACGTCCTCTCCCTGACGATAGGCCGCTTACCGTAATACGTGCCCATCATATCAAGAAGGATAGCGCCAATACTTTCAATCCATTCGTGCAAGCCGGCCCTGGTATTCTCCAAAGGCACTTCAGCGGACGATTGCAAAACCATCAGAGCAGAAGTGTTATCCGGACGAACATTACCCATCTGGGCATCTGTAGCACCAAGGCAATCCCTTGTATACTGCATAACCCTGTCGATGCACATTACAATCTGATTGCTCATATCCGCCGGCTGAAGAGATGTCGCCACATCCCTCAATGTCATACCAGGCTGGAGATTATGCACACCGATGCTCGCGCCTACTTCACTGTTCCACTGACCAATCAAATCGGCATTGTAGATCGTCTTCGGGAACGACTGAAGCTGAAGATGGCGGAAGATCATAGCCATCATACTATTAATGAAGATTTGGTTCGGAACAATACCGGTAACCAAAGCTCTGCCGTGGTACTGGTTCTTCTGTTTCTCCCAGTTACCCCATGCGATAGGATACCGACTCAGACCTGTATCGACATCTTCATAGATGATTCTCGTCTTCGTAGCCTTCGTAACATGAACAGACGTAACCAACCTGGTAGCGCCTTTCATCTTATATACCGGTTCGCCGTTAACATCTACTATCGGGGTTCCGTCTTCAGTCTTCTCCTGAATAGGATCTCCATTCTCATCGAGTACCTGTACCTGTTCCTGCAACCCGGTCTCTTCATTCATAACCGGCTCTTCGGTAGTTACTTTCGTATACAGAATACCGTACAGTGCTTTCCCGTTCTTATCATCAGAACGCATAAGCTCAGTACGACCACCGATACCGGCCTGCCAGTTCCACTCGGTATCCGGAAGCATGCTGTCAATCACTAAATCTTCTTCGGGTTTCCCTCCGTGCTTATTATCTGATTTAGCGAATTGCTTTGCTTCCCACTTCAGATTCTCGATAGTGTCACGGCCCATGATCAGGATATACGGCTGACTCTCAACGTCTGCTGTGTTCGGGTTACCGAACATGACGTTGATACCATCAACCAGTTCCATCTCGATTTCGCCCTTATGTAAACCAAACGCCCCACCATACGGAGTAGCGTCAGGGTTCCAATAAAAATGAGCGCAGTAGTCGCCCGTCTGTGCCCCATCAAAAAGTGCTTCTCTGATCCGGTACTGCATCTTGAACTTGTCGAACAAGTTCCGCACTTCCGCCGTAGCAATCACAGCGGCATTGCTGTCCGGGTCTTTCATGTTATCCCCGTCAGCATAGGACAGAGAATCGAAGTTGATCGTTGTGTTAGAACTGGTAAGAGACGCCACGAACAATGAAGTGACACGCTTAATAATATTAAAGGTTGGCCGTGCAAGCTTCTGCATCGCCGGCGTCTCGTTGATATGTAGCCACTGGTTACCCGCAAAGAATTCAATGTTCGTGTTAACCAGTTGATACTGATTCGGTACTAACTGGTTATTGTATGATCTCCCCAGCTCGTAATAATGCCATAGGGCAGTAGTGTTGTTTTTCTCGTCACGCAATTAAACATCACCCACTTTTCTGCTCCAAGGTCTTCAGAGAATCGCCGGTAATCCCATACGCAGTAGCGGCGTTGTAATTCACAAGATCACGAAATGCTTCCTGCTCCTTAATCAACCGATCACGTTCCTCTTGAATCGCTTTAACCTCTTCCGGAGTGGGCTCTGCAGGATCTGGCAGTTTTGTTTCGTAGATGCTCTTCCCGAAATAAAAGCCAAACATAAAAAGACCGATGCCTACTAAAGCACCGATCATCCCCAATATAGCCCCCATAAGATTACTTCGCCTTCTTCTTCAGCTGATCGAGCATTGGCTCGTTCTCGATATCGAGCGGTTCCTCTCCTGTATCTTCTTCATTAAGCTCCGGTTCAGGAGTATTGACCTCTTCATCTGCTCCAGCAGGTCCACCGAGGGGTTCTCCGAGAATCCCTGGAAACTCTCCTTCGGCTTCAGCAAGCTCGTTCTCTTCCTCGACAGTTGTGTCAGCCCTCGCATTATCCAGGGCGGCAACCAGTTCTTCATCAGACGCACCTTCTCCCGGGTTGTACTCTTCATCAAGACGGAATGCCTCGGCCTTTGCATCAGCCTCAGCTGCTTCACCTTCAAAGATCCCACCGATCTGAAGACCCATATCATCCGGATCACCGTTCATGATACCTTCGGCATACGTCTCAAGTTCCGGGCGCCCATGACGCTCGACTACTTCATCCCCTACCGTTTCAATCGGCGTGAGGATAATTGCTTTATCGCCGGCTTCATTTGTGAAAGCCATAAAGAAATCAGACTCGGGGAGCGGTCTCGCCTCAATAGACAGATCGCCCTCATCAAACATGTTCTTATTCGCGGGAATAGCAAATCCCTTGTTCTCTTCATCCATAATGAAAACCTCTCCTTATCAACTAAAGAATTGTTCTGTCGTTCCATATGGATTGAACAGAACGTCGGGGTCATTGAATTGTTCCTCTTCGACCTTAGCAGCGATCTCCTGTTCAGTCGGAACATATTCTTCATACTCGCCCCGGAAATAAATCATCCTATGTAAAGCCTGTGACGCAGCGTCAACCATATCGTCATGAACTGCGTTAGGGAATGATGTAAACTGATCTATGAATTCATTCACCCATACACACTTATCCGGCATAGGCAAGAACACATGACCAGATTCAATGGCGGCGGAAACGGCATTAACTCGCGCCACTTTACCGCCTGAAGGATTAACCGGTATGACAAACAAGTCCGGATCATTCTGTAATGTAGAAACAATCGCAGGACCGTTTGCCTTGTCCTCGATCAGTATCACTCTTGCATTAGGATACATCACCCTCACTGTCCTGAGCATCTGCACAGTCTGAGGAAAATCGAGGTGTTTATTAAAACTCGCTCTTAGGTAGTAGTCGGATTTCCTTTTACCCCAAACCTGAATAGCCACAAAGTCGTTGGTCTCTTTTGATTTAAATGCCGCGTCAACGGAAATCAATTCAGAACCAAACATGATCGTGCTATCATCTGGATCGTAAAACCTCCACCAGTCGCGCTGGACGAGGTTACCGGCTTCCACCCTGGGCGAGCATTGATATAAGGCTGTCCATGAACGCATACCACCCTGAGCGTCGTGGATGTAAGACTCTTTAAAATCCTGCAGCCACCTATTATCTTTCCCCAGCTCCGGGCAGAGAGAATCGCCTACATTACGGCCGAGCGGATCATCCTCTTCAGCTTCAATCGGAAGTCGGATCAACCGGCTATTGCTCTCATTATCCAGAACACGGGAAGCGAGATCGTCGTAGTGCCACGGGGTCATTATGATAACAACCTTCGCTTTCGCAGCAAGACGAGTCTTCAATGAAGCCTGCCACTCTTCCCAGATATTAGACCTATACGTAGGAGAGTCGGCTTCCTGCATATTCTTAACGGGGTCGTCGATAATGATCAGGTTCGCCGGGTTACCGGTAATACCTGACATAATACCACGGGAAATCAGTCTCCCTTTGGCGTTGGACAGCTCGAACTCATCGGCACGGTCAATCGCGCCTATTGAGATATCAAAAAGATCCGTACCTATCGCACGGATCTTCTCTTTATTACGTCTACAAAATTTTTCTGCGAAATCTTTGTTATAGCTGGCTAAGATTATGTTGTTCGTCGGATACTTCCCAAGATACCAGGAAGGAAAGGACTCCGTGATCGTTGTGCTCTTTCCGTGCTGAGGCGGGCATTCAATCACTAAAATATCGTAAGCGTTGTCCGTAGGCGTCTCAACAAATCTCTGCACTTCATTTGCAAGATATTCACTGAGACGGGTACGCTTCCACGCCGGGCCCTGCACAACCGCGAGATACTCGGCAAACGAACGTTTAGCCAGCTCCCTCTGCGCCATCTCGGCATAGAGGTTAGTAAGTTCCTGATTCATAGGATAATCGCGCCTTAATACCCCTTAGCTAAAAATCATGCAGGTACATCGGGGTTGATATCCTCCCCACCGTCATCAACAGGAACGAAATGGTCTGCATCAACCAAAGCTTCGGTCTCGGTGTTCCCTTCATACGTAGCGTCCGTTCCGAAGATAACCGTGTAAACATCACTCACTACACCGATAAACGAAACTGCGAGATAAGCGATATCCAGCGCATCAGCTACCTCGTCATCATCTGTTACAGAAATAAGGTAAGTAAGTTTCCCTGCTTCAACCGCCGCACGAATATCCGCATACGACTTATCCAGTGTAACAGCATCGGTCTCTTCATCGACTGTACCGGTAACCACGCAGATCTCCGGAGGCTGAGGAGCAGCACCGGACCACGCGCCGTTATCGGATACGAGATTATCGCCGGAAGTTACAGCGTTGGGATTAGGAATACTGTTAACGGGCTGGGTAACAACCGTACCACGCACGTTGCCGGTAAGCTTATCGAGTTCTGCATCTGCAATCGGAGGGACCATACCACGGCCATTAACACCGTAGCTGTCTACCTGCTGTACATCATCCATCCATACGTAAGGCATATCTTTAACCCTCCTTCGGTACCAGTACCAGGTGTCTGCCGTGCTCGAAATCCACGGCCTCTACCCACACCATTTCAATCGGTTCGATAACATCATTATGACCAATCATCACAGGCTCAGCTTCGCTGACGATCTCCTGGACGACCTCTTCTTCAATCTTTTTCTTTCTAGGCATATCTCTTTACCCCCAAAATAAAAACCACCGCAGCAGAGCAACGGTGGTCGATTAATTTATTCTTCTTCAATTTTCTCCCGCTTCGCGATCATGGCCATAAGCTCCTCGTTCGAGAGTTTAGACAGATCAAGCTGCGTAAACGGTTTGTCTTCCAGGTTCCCGATCTGCATACTCTCCGTCGGTCTGTAGCCAGCTGTGTCTCTTACATACTTGGCCGCTTCCGTATCAGAGGAGTAGATCGCCTTCTTCAGCTGGCCCCAGAATACCGCAGTCTGGTAATCCGCGCCTTCGAACCCATGCGCCGCCAACTCGAGGGCCGCATCGTCCTCGTCTGGAATATCAGCCTCCATCATATACTTTGCCAGCTTGTGATAATTCTTGATCTTCTCGCGTTCCTGGCGTTTCTTCTCCTGTTTTGCTTTGTACTCAGGACTCTGGATCGTAGCGTTACGTTTCGCTATGGACTCCGGAGAATTCAGGCGCGCTCCAAGGGCAGCGCGTTCTTCGTCAGTATAATGAACCAATTGACACCACGCTCCTTTCCTATACTTATAACATCGGTAGCGTACACTATATAGTAATCTGAACTGTCAGTCAAGTTATGTAAACGGTTGCTTCATAGTTATGTAACAAATTGGAAATGAAAAATTCAAATAGCTGGGACCCGGAAAACGAAAAAAGACCCCCTACCCCAAGAAGGAGTATAGGGGGTCGGATCGCTCGTATGTTGATAATTAGGCGCGATTATCCAGGGGGATTGATAATATATGAGTAAACGAGATCGGGGCATGAGTAAATGAGATCGGAACATGAGTAAATGAGATCGGAACATGAGTGAACGAGATCGGAACATGAGTGAACGAGTAAAAAGGTGTTAAAGAAGACTAACTTCATTTTTCGTAGTTAGGTAATGTGCGAAATCAGTTATATATATATATTATATATGTACCCCCTCCCCCCGTGCGGGGGCATAGGGGTATCGGATGATCGGCGATTCGAGCGGCTTTCTACCTTTTAATCCTCTCAAAAAATTCTCGAAACGCACACGATTCCCCCCTATCATTCAAAACTGCATGAAAAAAATTTTCAGTTTCCTTTATACTATGCGCGCCATGCCCTGCATGTTGTGGCACGTCGATGAGATAGACCGACGGGGTAAGCTCAGCGAAAGCAAGACAGCAAGGGCATGCTGTCCTTCTACTATTGTAATATGTCACGGCAATGTCACACCATTGCAAGCACAAGACGGAGACCGCTTGTTATCCTGTTGTAATTCGATACGGCATGCTGTCATTGAATCGACATGCGCCATGTCAGGTCATAACTGAATGATCATTCAGTTATGACTTTTGATTTTATATGAGCGTTCATTCATATGAGTACTTGCTCATATGTTCCGAAAAGTAAACGCTCGTTCACATGAGCGAGTGTTCATATTTAATACAATTATATTTGATCAAAGGTAAATAGTCAAAAAGAATTCAAAAGCTTTTCAGCTTCCTGCTTCCTGCTTTCAGCTTCCTGCTTCCTGCTTCCTGCTTTCAGCTTCCTGCTTCCTGCTTCCTGCTTTCAGCTTCCTGCTTCCTGCTTTCAGCTTCCTGCTTTCAGCTTCCTGCTTTCAGCTTCCTGCTTCCTGCTTTCAGCTTCCTGCTTCCTGCTTTCAGCTTCCTGCTTCCTGCTTTCAGCTTCCTGCTTCCTGCTTCCTGCTTCCTGCTTTCAGCTTTCTGCTTCCTGCTTTCAGCTTCCTGCTTTCTGCTTTCTATCCTCTTAATTGAGAAGTAACAATCGATACACTATTTGCGCTAATCGATCACGCTAGATTTTCGTTACATCATAACAGCTTTGACATTCAAACGTTGATAGAATGTTGTGCATCAGCAAGCTGTTGCTTTTTGCCAGAGACATCTTTCAGTTTGTTTTAGCACATCCGTTAAGAAAATCAAATCACGTACAGTGCCCTAACCGTCAAATACTATAGCACAGGTATTACATGTTGTCAATACTTTTTTTTCATTTTTCAAAAAATTTTTTTCATCAGCAAATTACTATTTAAATGTATGGAGCGCAACAGATCACACAGCAAGGCTATTCGCTGAATTGCTATTTAAAATAGTAGAAAAAAATTTTTAAATTTTTGAAAAAAAAAGTCTTGACAATGTACACGGTCTGTGCTATAGTTTGCATCGTCGAAAGACCGTGTACACGGTTATCGAAATCAAATTTGAAAAGAGGAACAAAACAATGACGAAAGCAAAGAAAGCAACAAAGCGGATGACTAAAAAAGATATCTACGCAGAGTATGGTATTGAGTTTAGAAACAGCGATGGAAAGATTCTTGCCCCGATATTCGGATGGATAAATCCCTTGCTGATTAATGGCAATGCCAAAATCGGTAAAGGCGTATGGCAGTACTCATCCCTTCCTACGAATAAATGGTTTCACATCGATGTGAACGGCGAGCCAATTGAATGCAAGGGCACATGCGCATGCCATTGTGACGGATGTTATGCATGCACGGGGTGCTACAATTTCCACAGCACAAAGGTATCCCTGCTAAGAAAAACCATTCTACAGAGGCTGTGCTCCGACTTTGTGAAAAGGGCAATCCTTGCACAGATCAAAGCGGATAAAATCAGACTGTGCCGTATTCATGTCGCAGGAGACTTCGACCCTGAGAATAAGGAATACATCCCTATGTGGCATGCGATTGTCGAAGCTTGCCCTAACACATTGTTCTGGACGTACACCAAAGTCAACGGAGCGGAGCATGCATTCGATGACTTGTCAAACATCAACGTAGTTAAATCCGTCATCGAGGGATACGGTTTTAACTTCGGAAAAATTGAGTACGTTATCCGCCTGTACTATATCCTCAAAGATATGGGTAAATCAGTACACATCTGTCGCTGTGGCATTGATGAAAATCAGCATTGCGTAAACTGCAAAGGATGCGCCACCAATGACTACGTGCTGTTCATTGAACATAGCACAAACTACGTAGCAAAAGAAGACGTCTTGTATCCTGAGATTGTAAAGCTTATCGAATCACAGGAATCTATGACGGCAGACTTACTTGTGGCATGAATATAGGATATCTTGCAATAGCATTCGCAATGGTATGCAGTATCGTGTGTCTCATCGGAATGATACACGAT